AGTGTCTTAAAGTAAAGATTAAGTGAGATACCATTAAAAGCTAATATCTTGTCAAATGCTTCTATAAGTAAGTTTTGAAAAGGTCTAATAACAGTATTGTCCATTAGTATAGATGCTGTCTTTAACTCCTCTGCGTTGTTTCCAAGCCCTGTGTTGTCTTTAATACCTAAAAGCATAGGAGATACTACTCTGTGTGCTACAAGTATCTTACGGCTGCTCTCATCGCTTAAAAACTGATATTGGTTGTGTGCATCACTTAATTGTACAGGGTCTATTGTAGCTGCTGTTTCAGGGCTGTCATTGAATGATAGTATAAACTTACCTGCATTACTACTGCCTGAAAACTTATCATATATACGTCTTTCTATTTGTTCCCTTTCTTCTGCACTAGGAGTACCCGAATTAAAGTTAATAAGCATACTAGGACTTAATCCTGATTGTATGTTATTTATATGGAAGTTAGATATTTCTTCTTCTAGGTCTGCATATTGCAAACCACCTTGATAGTCGGGTGTAGCATAGTACTTGTATCCTGCTCTATAAGGCTTAACGTAAACAATCTCGATAGCTTCATTACTCATACCAAAAGCAGGTATGCGCTTTACTTGGTTAATACGGTTGTATTTTTGCCAATCATTAGAGTAGTAATATGCTTCTATTTCTCCTTTATCGTTGCACTTTTCAGCAGCTAATTGTTCAACAGGTATATGCTCAACCCTTGCTATCTTTTTTCTGTCTTTACTGTAAATTACCTGCATACTACATTGACCAAATAATTTAAGGTCTGCACACAACTTACGTAAACAGTCTTTATGTAATAGTGTAATAGCTTGTGCGTATGCATCAGGCTTTCTTTGGCTGTCAGTAGCATCTAATCCCTTACCGTATATCATTTCACTAATACCGTTAATAACAGCATTGTTAGTAGGGCTACCATTGTATCGGTCTATTAGGTACTGAAAGTATGAGTTTTTATCTCCGTATGTTACAAAAGCCTTATTCTTCTTTTCTTCAATAGTAGGGCTAACATAATTCGATAAACTTAAAGCGTGTATCATAATACTATATAATCGTTATTGTGTGTATCGTTTGTATCGTAAACATCTTTATTTACATTGTACCTGCTTTGTGTTACAGGTGTTTGTGATGTACAGAACAATTTATCTCTATATACTAATGTACTGCCATTTAAAACCTCTAGTGTGTAAAAGTGTCCTTCTCTAAATGGTGCGTTATCGCTGCCAAATGTCATAGAAGATATTAAGAAGTTTTTATTGCTAGCAACAGTAGTAGCTCCATATACCGTTTCTGACTTGTTAGTTTGTTCATCAGTAACAGTATATTTAAGCGTTTGAGTAACATACTCTGCTCTTGGTATATACTTAAATGTTTGCGTTTGTGAAACTGATACAATCTTCATATAAGTATAACGCTAAAATGTGAGAATTTGTAATAAAAAAAGAGGGATGCTAATGCACCCCCCTAACAATCATAATCAAAACAAATCTATACTCTATACAAATATATAAAAAATATATTAAGCAGGAGTAATAGGTGTAGTAGCACTTATATCTGGTACAGTTGAGAAGAATGGTGGATTAACCTCACTAGCTGTAACTGTAAGTGTAAATCCTTGTAAATCTCCTGCTGCTGCTCCTGTTACAATAGTACCACCTGTAACCTCTGCACCGTTTTCTTTTCCTACTAGTAAGTACTTTGTAGTACCTGTACCATCAGGATATAATTCAACAACATAGTGCGCTCTACCTCTGTTTAAGAGTTTGATTTCTTCTTGTGTCGCTACGTCTAGGTTTTGAAAAGTAACATTTAGTGTACTTTCATAAAAAGTAGTACCATTTTCTCTGCTTGACGTTACGCTTGTCTCTAAAGATGTTTGACCACCTTTTACTTCAAACTTGAAAAATTCAGCACTTGCATCTGTCGGTAGTGTTACCGTTCCTGACGAAGGGCTTAACGCTGCGATAGCTGCGCTATAATCAAGTATATATACATTTTTGATACCTGCATAAGCTGCCTTACAGCCTATACCTCTACCTTTTGTTATTGCACAACTCATATTTATTTATTTAATAAAAAAGGGTAGGTAGGATATTCCTAGCCCACCCCTTTTATGTTGGTTAAAATTATGAGTAAAGAACGATATCGCCTCTTACTCCGTATTGTACTCCTGCTGTGTAACGCATTACAACTCTTACATTTTGTGAGCCATCAATATCAGCCATATCAATAACTTTAACTTCGTTACGGTCATCAAGTAGACCTGTACCAAAGAATAAGTTAGATTTCTGTGCTGCTACTGCTTTGTTATCAGCAAGTCCTTTAGCTACAACAAGGTTAATACCTTCAAAAGAAAGTTGACCACCGTTGTACCATTGTGAACCTTTGTTATCTGTACCTGCACCACCAATAGTAGCAACAAATCCACCAAGCGCACGTACATAAGAACGAGCAATGTTAGAAGATACATAAATGTTTAAGTCCTCTTTTCCGTAAACAGCAGATGGAATAGCATCTACAATTTTACCTAGTTCTGCAATTACATTAGAAGAAGTTACTGTTGCTTCTGCTACATCAGCACCACCGTCGGCAGTTAATAGAGCATCAAAACCATCAAAAGACCCTTCTCCTGCACTACCTTGCCAAATAGAAGTTTCAGTTGCGTTAGCAACTTCAGCAGCTACTTGTGCGATAACGAAGTCAGAGAATAAAGGTGGTAACTCATCAAAAGCACTAAAGCCCATTTGTGCAGCTTCCCAATCAGAGTGAAGTTGTTTTTTACAAATCTGTAAGTTTACTTGCAACTCGGTAGGAGTAAGTACTTTTTCTGTTAGTGTAAGTCCTGATGTACTGTCATCAAAGTCGCAATCAGCAGAACGTACTATGTTAGAAAATGCTCCTACTTTCATAGCAGCTTTATATTTCACGTTAGGTAGGATAGTTATTGTACCACTATCTAATGTATCGGCACTTAATAAGGCAGCAGCAAGGTATTTGCCTGCAAACTCTCCTGCATAAGATGAACCTGTAATTGTTGGATTAGCCATTTTTATTTATTTATTTAGTTGTTAATTTTCGATAAAACTTTGTCTAGTGTAGATTGCTTTCTGTTTTGTGCAAACTTCACATTAAAGTTGTTAGTTTTTTCAGGGTTATGAGCAATAGGCTCGGCAGCAGGTTCAGATAATTCCTCTTTTACTTCTTTAGGTAATTCCTCTGATAATTCTACTTCTTTTTCTTCGCTCATTTCTTCTTTCTTCATATCTTCAATCATAGCTTTGATTTCAGATACTGCTTCTGCTAGTTCTTCTTTAGTAACATAGCCTAATTCTTCTTCAGCCTCTACTTCTTCTTCAGCAGCTTCTTTGATTTCAGCAATAATGCCTTCTTCTGCTACTACTAGCATCTTACCATCTTCCATAGTATAATCGCCAACAGGCAATGCCACTTTTTCATCTTCGGTAACTATAAATATTTCTTTTCCTGCTTCAAAGGTCTCTGCTTCTAAAACAGTACCGTTGTCTAGCTTTGCAGTTGCTAGTTCTACCTTTTCTTCAAAAGTTTCTACTATGTCAGTAGTTTCTTCTCCAAGAAAGGTTTTAATCTTATTTAACATTTCGGTTGCTTTCATATAACTATAACTATTTATTTAACTTATTTTACATTTTTAAATTTTACCAATGCCTTGATTGATTAGTTTACCTTTACAGCATTTTGTACTGTAAGTGTTTTTGTCAGCACATAAACATCCACGTTTACTGCTTTTAGGACTTGTGCGTGATACTGTTAAATCTTTCATCCTTGTCCTCTGTATTTTTTCTTATATAGTTTACTGCCTTTTATACTACTCGTTTTAGTTTTAGCGTGTACTCCCTTTCTGCGTATCTTTGTCTTTACAAAAGATGTTACTATTTGTTTAGCCATTACTTAATAGGAATACAATTAGGTACTAACTTACCATCCTTCTCTTTCATACCATATTGTCTATATCCTGACGTACAGGGCTTTTCTAATTTGTGTTGCTCACAAGGCATATACCATACCTTACCCTCATACTCGTGTTCGTGGTAACTCTCACAACCTATGTCCTGTGCTGCTTTTATTGCTAGTTCTTTAGTGGAGTATGCTAGTCTATCGTCTATAATAGCCATAGTGTCGCTTACTACTTCGCTCAACTCTAACAAGCCTAATTCCTTTAGTTTGCTTTCTGACCATCTCTTGGCAGCTTTACCACCCCACAACAAGTAGGATATAGTACCACAAGCTTTAGTATCTCCTTCATCGTAATACTCCTCTGCTCTACTTAAATAAGAGTACATACGTTTAATAGTGTTTTCGCTAATAGGTTTGCCCTGTGCTAATTGTTGCGCTCTTATCTTACCTACATCAGTTGCACATTTGTTGTTTATTTTTTTGTTTAGGTCTATGCCTCTTTGTGCGTTATTCTTTACAGCATCAGGATAATCTGAATAGCTTTCTAGTTCTTCTTTCTTACCATCCTTATAGCGTTTGTCATCTCTTACAATTCTACGTATATAAGATAGCATCTCCTCTGCTTCTTCTTCTTCAAAGTCATTTATAGGTTCTTTAGGTCTTTCCATCTTGTCAATGAAGTACCCCTCTATTGAGAAGCCTTTTACTTTGCCTGTTTTTACATAGTCATTCCAAACCTCATCGTTGTTTACTTTGACTACACCCATCCAAGTACCCACAGGTACGTTTAAGCCATACTTCCTAGACTTATCGTGTGTTTCATCTTCTACTAGCCAACTCTCTACTAGCGTAAGCCCATTTAAGCTGTGTTGGTGTTCTAGTGTGCTGTTGTTCTGATTGCCTTTCATAAGGTACATTTCAGCAGCCTTACGGATAGTGTCTTTAGAGAAGTAAATATAATACTCATCTTCTCCTCTACGTCTGTATATAGGTTTATTAGGAATAAGCAAAGCACCTACTAATAGTTGTTTGTCTATTTGTGCTAATTGTACTTCTTCGTTTTTTAGTGCAACAAAGTCCTCCTCAATGGCAGGGTTTTCTACAATAGAGATAGCCTCTATACCCTCTACACTATTTTCATCTAAAATAAGTTCGACTATCCTCATATAACTATAACGTTTATTTTTTATATTTTACTATATTGATGCACCCTCTACTATATTACGCTCTAAACTTTGTGCAGTTGTCACGTCTTGTGATGTTACAAACGCTTTTATAGGTCTTTCATTTTGTCCTGCTATTGTTTCTGCTAATTGGTTTCCTGCTCCCGCTCCTACTATGTTAAATGCAGGTGGTGTAGATGTAGGTGTGCTTGGTCTTGATACGCTTGGTGTGCTACCACCACCACCGCCTAAACTACTTGCTACTGACTTACTTTTGCCTACTGCACTAGATATTGCACCTATAATTCCAACAGCTTGTAACGCATATCCAATAAGCATAGGAATGTTTTGTGGGAAACCTATTTTAGCTGTTTGTGCTGTACCTTCTGCTACTGCTGCTGTTGACCGTGCTGCTACCAAACTTGAAAATGTAATTGTTTTACGTGCTTCACTAATCATTTCTTGGGCTGCTAATAACTGTTTAGCTATAAGGGCTGCTTTGCCTGCTGCTGTTTCTGCACCAAATAAACTAATGGCTGCATCTACTGCTTGTGCCTTTGATTGTGTAAGCATAGCATCTGTTTGTTGCTGACTTGCTACAATACGTGCATCTCTTTCCTGTTTTTCTTTTAGTTGTGTTTCTTCTCTTTCCTTATCTTCTTTAGCAATTGTATCTTTACGCAATTTTTCTGCTGCATCTTTTTCTGCTTGTATTGCTTTTTCTTCTGCTGCCTGTTCTCGTATAGCACCTGTTAATTCAGCAGTAAGTCTTTTTTGTGTATTTAACCTTGCTGTTTCTAATTCAATTACTCTAGCTTTAAGTTGGGCTTCTTCTTCTAAATCAGCCTTTGTGGATAGCCCTAATGCGTTTTCTGCTTGTTTAGCCTCTAATCGTAATTTAGCAGCCTCAATTTCTTTAGCTGTTATTTCATTCTCTACTTCACTAGCTTCTTTAATAGCATCTAATCTTTCTTGTACTGTAACTGTTTCTTTATTTGCTGCTATTTCTCTTAATTCTGCAATCTTTCTATTTGCCTCTGCTCTTTGTACTAATAAATCTCGCTCTACCTTATCTGCCTTTGCTCGTTGGTCTGCTATCTTACCTGCTATTTCGCCTTCTTCTACGGTTGCTTGTATAAACTCGTTTGTTTTGTCTATTGCCTGTTGTGTTTTATCTACAATATCCTCAACACCCAAAGATACTTTAGCAACAGCGTTTGTAGCTGTTTTACCTGCTTCTTTAAACTTACCCTCAAATAGCAATCCTATCGCTTTGCCTAATTGTGGTACAAGTTCTAATAAACCTTCAAACCTATTTACAATGTTATCTTTAATTAAGTTAGCAAAGTTTGTTAAGGCTTGTTTAGGGTTTTCAAAAACGCCTATAATCAAATCCCCAAGCCCTGCAATAGCATCTATAAACTGCCCTGTTACAGCACCTATAACTCCCATAATTTTAGCGAACTTGTTTTGTCCTTCTTCACTTCTTGTAAAGGCTTGCCCTACTGCTGTAATGGCTATAACTAATGCACCTATGCCTGTTGCTGCAATAGCAAACTTTAATGACTTAAAACCTTTTATGGCAGTACCTACTGACTTTGTAATACCCTTAAAACCACTAATAGCACCACCAGACATTTTATCAAGTGAATTTGTTGTGTCTGCACTAGATTTGTTAACGTCTTTTATACTTTCATCTACTTTGTCAATACCTTTTACAGCATCTTTAGTATCTGCTTGTACCTGTATTACTATTTTTTCCATTTCGCTTCTCTTTTAATTTTTTTACCTGCACCCATTAAACCACTAGGCAAATGATACTTACCTTGTGCTATACGGATATTCTCTGTTTCTCCTTTTGCTAATTCTAATAAGTCTAGTATATTCTTAATCATAAATCGTTTATTAGTTCTATGTCGCTTTCGCCTGTCAGCAGGTTTGTACTTATGCTGTTTATTTTGTATTGGTTTCCTGCTACTATAAACCTATCGCCTAAACTATAGTTAAGTAAGATACGCATAGGCAAATAAGCCTTTAGCTTTGTTAGTCTTTGCTTGGTGTTAAATACGCTTTGTATATAATCTTTATAATATTTGACAAATAAAGACTGATAGTGGTCTGTATCTCCTGACCATTCGCTTATCTCTGTGTTAAAGTTTAATTGAAAAGCATTAAAGCTACCTAATGTAGTAACTGTATTAAAAGGCATATTAACAGAAACATCTGATAAGGGTTTGTGGCTTATTGCTACATTATTTAAATCAACAGCATCAATAAATGATATAGGGTCATTACTTGGAGAATAAAAACCAATAGGATAAAACAACAAAGGGCTGCCTAGATATGGGCTTTGGTTGCTGTCTACACTATAACCCCATTGTATATTTTTTGTTGTCCCTGTATTTTGGTCTACAAGTCTTTCGTATAAAAAATGACCAAATGGTACTTCTATCTTATATTCTTTTTCTGCTAAATCCTGACCTTCGTTGTAAAATGTTTCACCCCAAGTACGGTTATTTAGTTCGCTAAACTTGTTAGCTAAAAATGTCTTTGTGTCTTTAAACTTAAACCTTACCTCTTTAAATGGTAATGCTACATCTACCTTACTGCTATTTACATCTACAAACTCTGTTATATCGTATGTGTTTGTGCCTGTATAGAAGTCGTTTAAGGGTTTTACTTGTATTACACCATCTACTGCATACGCTGTAAGGTTAAACATCTTAAACAACCCTGTAAGAAAATCTATAATCTTAATATCAGGTATTTGCTTGTTTACGTTAAATGTAAATGATGAATTAGTATTATATGCGCCTGTTGCTCCGTTGCTGCTGTCAATTATTAAATCGGCTGATTTGGGTATAAAATATTGACAAACCCATATAATGTTAGTAAATGATATTTGGCTTGTTGATGTTATTACAACTTCATAAGTACCTGCTGCATAAGTAAAATCAACATTAGCACTTATTGTTATATCGCTTGTGTGTCCTGTTTTGTTAAATACACTTGTACCGTCTCTTAATAAAGCTACATCATATTCGTCAGTATCTGTTGTGGTTAATTGTACTTCAAATGTACCTAAACCTCTTTTTGTTGGCTCATTACCTGTTGTACCAAATGTTGGTATATTAGATGTAAGGGTACTTTCTGTTAATGTAAAAGAAAATGTTTGACCTAAATCAGTTTTAGAAACTGTTACAGGTGTCCATCCATCTATAATGGTTTCAAACGTTGATGTGCTTCCTGATAAATCTTCTACTGCTCCGCTCTTTCTGTGTAGCCATAAAAATAAATGGTCAAAATCCTCTATACTTGTGTTCTTGAAAAAGTCGCTAGAAAAAGAAAGCCCAAAGTCTGTTTCTATTTGTTCTATTATTTTGTTTACTCGTATCGCATATTTTAACTCATTCCACTTTACACCTTTAACGTGCTGACCACCGCCACTATGATAATGTAAATCACCACTATCAGCTTCATCGCTTGATGTATCGCTATCGTAATACAAACTTTGACTGTGAGTAATTAAGGGTGCTATAATATGGTTGCTACTACTTTCCTCTGTTGTTAGTTTACTCTCAACTGTTGCAGCATCGTATGTTAAATTGTATGCTGTTAAATCTAAATCAGATAGTTTCTTTTCTCCTAATTTGTCTTTAAGTTCTACAATATCCCCAAAGAATGTAATTCTATAAGTGTGTGCTTTGTTGTTCTTCATATCCACACCTTCAAGTTTTATCTTGCCTGTTTTAAATGGTATGTTGTTTAGTTCTATTGCGGCTGATACCTTTTTTCTACCATCAAATCCATTTGTAATATCAAAGTTATAATAGTGCTTAAATATCTTGTTGTTGGTCTTGGAAGCAGGTACACTAAAAGACTGACTAAAGGCTGTAAATACCTTTTCAATATCCTTTACGTTTTGGATACTGTCAGTAATAGTAACACTTTCGTCTTTAAAAAGTTCTACCCTTTCCCCTTCTATGTATAGTTGTATAATCACTATCGTACAGTATTTATTTTGTCAAATGCATAGTCGAAGTCAATGGTGTATTGTACTAATCTATCATTAAGACTTGTCTTATATGTTACGTTTTGTGTCTTTGGTATTACTGCTAAAACTGTTTCTGTGTTGTTGCTATCAGGCGCAGGATTGTCTAGTCTAGTAATCCATACTTGCTCTGACATCATAAGCTGCTTAATAACCTCGTTATACTCCTCACTTAAATAGTTAGTGTTTAGCGTAATGCTTTCCTTTCCTAGTTTATTATACTGACTTACTTGTGGTTTGTAGGTGTCGTATGTTAGTGTGCCAAAGTCTACTGCATTTGCTTTGTAGGTTTCTCCTGTGGTATTTAGACTTTCTGTGCTTTTTAATGTAAACCATAAATCTTGTAATACGCCAAACTTATTAACAAATGTTACTTTATATGGCTCGTATTTACTACAAGGCTCTGTAACTATTTTAACGACTTGTGTCTTGTAATTACTTACTGTATTACCATCTTCGTTAATCTCTGTGCCAACAAATGAATTGATATATAGTTCATCTACCAAGCCTATGTCAATACTGTCTAAAAACGCATCTAAAAGGCTATTATTCTCTAACGTACCACCATCAGCTAATACTCTTTCTTTATAGGTATCTGTATTATCGCTTCCTGATACTGTAATGTAATCTATTTGTGCGTTAGTGTTAGTGCTGCTACTTACTGCTTGTGTGCGCTTTTCAACTCCCTGATAAAAGAACGTAACACTATTAGTATCTTCTGTAAATACAGGTACTCTTACGTTTTGGTCATCTAATCTAAATATTGTCTTGTTAGATTGTAAGTACCCTCTGCTTAATTCAGGGTTAATAGCATCTTCAAAATACCCATAACCATCAAATGCTATATAGTCTGTGCTAATTGTGCCAAAACTAGAACCACTACCATTAAGACCTGTAAACCCCTCTATATCAGCCTCAACCCATACGGTTTGACTATCATACTCCCCATCAAATTCTATATCCAAATAATCTCTTACAAGTTCTGCAATTTCAAACACTACATAGTTATTAGTACCTATTCCGTTTTTAGTTATTGTATATTTTGCTGTACCCTTGTCTGTTGTGAATGTACCTGTGTATATAAATAGTTCCATAATAGCTGATAAAGCATTGACATTAGATACTTTTATATAATACGGACTTCTTACGTTTATTTTAGTTGCCACTTGTTGCTGATGTTAAAAATTCTTCTAAATCTAATTTGTATGCATCTACTAACTCTTTTGGTAGTTTGTCAAATGCTTGTTCAAAACTCTTTGTAAAGAAATTGCTTGGTTTTATTCCTTTTCTAAATATACTTCTAGCCATTAAGTACTGTAAACTCTTTCTCTTTATAAATTGTCCCTGTGCGTTTCTTACTCCTTTAATACCTTTTCTTACTAACCACTTGTCTAATGCTTGTGGTGGAGGCATCTTGTCTTTATAACTAAATGGTGTGTTGTATTTCTTTTTAGTACCACTTACACCCTTGTCTTGATAAATACCATACTCCTCCATAAAGAAGTTTAGTATAAACGCATTTGCAGACGTTTTAAGGTCGTATTTAAGGCTGTTGTATAATTCCTTACTACTATTCTTTTTACCTTTAGTTAGTCGTGTTCTAGATTGTTGTATAACTCTCTTGGCAAACCCATTCAATATTTCCTCTGTATTGTCTAGCATAGGTATATGTCATTAGGTATTGTTATATCAAAGGTTGTACTCCATCCTGCTAATTCGTTTTCAAACCTATCATAGAAAGGCTCACAACTTGGGTCGCTATCAAGTGAGTACACATCACTAACGTCAGCTTGTCTTAATAATCCAAACAATCTATTCAATACTGCTAGTTGTGTGTTAAGTACATCTTGCTCGTTATTGTTACCTATAAATATGTCTGTCGTTTCTTCTTTACTAAAGTCTACAACATCCATAGCTAGTATTGTAATGTTAAATCTAATTACTTGTTCTTGTATGGTTGCGCTGTTTATAATAACGTGAGATAATGGGAATATAGTTTGCTTGGATAAGTCTATCTCTGTCAAATCTCCTGTTGTAACCGTATTGACATTTTCATCCAATAGTAGTTGGTCTTTTATAGTTTGCGTTATTAGGTAAAAACCTCTTACTGCTGTATTAGCCATTTCTTTTAATTCTTTTTGCTTCTAACTCGTTTTTCTCTTTCATAAACTCCAATGCATATAAACACTCGTGCATATTTAGTTTAGTGATATTTTCAAATCTTGTAACGTCTCCTTGAGCCAATCCGTATATTGATTGATACCAACCCCACTTTGCTCCAAAGTTTGCTTCTGTTGAGAGGTCATTTCCTGATTGAGTGAATAGTCCATCATAACCTGACACAATTCGCTCCCTAAATTGTAAAAAAAAACAATAGAACCTAGTACAACTCCTAAAGGCATATGCTTGTAGTGTAAAGCATCTTTAGCTTCGTATGGCTCTATGTTATATAATTTATCGTATCTGCCTTGTACAGGTCTGTAAAGGACTGCCATAGCTTTCTCTATGTTATCCCAATCTCCCAAGTATGTATCAATGTCTATATACTCACCAAAAGACATATCGTCTAAATTAGGTATAAAGCCATATCGTTTACCGTCTAGTTTAAACTCCCTTGTTAGTGCAGGAGTTTCTTCAAACATCTTTGTAAGGGTTGCTACTATTGTTTGTATGTCAGCAGCTTTTATGTTTCTTACAACTGTATCAGGCACATTACAAAAGATAGCAACCATTTTAAGTGCTACTTGGTTGTCAGATAAACCTTCAGGTAGCTTTAGATACTGTTGGTATTGCCCTAGTGTTATCTCGTTTAGATTTGTGGGTACGTTTAATTCATACTTCATATAAATATAACGTATATAAAGCAGGTTTTTAGGAATAAAAAAAAGGGCTAAAAAAGCCCTCTATAAAATTGTTGTGTTTTGTATAGTAATTCCCATACCATATAGTCCTTGTCTTCAGGATGTCTAGCTTTTACGCTTATACCATCCCCTGTGTCTATGTGGGTTATTATAACCCCTGTATAAAGTTTATGTAGTTTCATCTCTTGCCGTTTATATCTGTTTGTCTACTGCGTTTGTTTGTCCTGTGATATTGATATGTTTCTCTCCATTTAGGCAGAGGTATGAACTTCACATTCTCGTCTATTTGTTTCTTGGTCTTTTTCATATCTCCATTTGTTGCTCCCATAGTACAGGCGTCCATTCTTCAAAGGTTTCATTCCAATATACCTCTTGCATAGTTTCCCCTGTATCTCTAAAGTGTTTGTTTCCTATCTCTACTATCATAACCCCATCCATTTATCAGCGTGAGCGCATAGTTGGCAAAACGTGCATACTAGTCCAAAAGCAGCTACGTATATTATTGTGTCAAATATAAAGTTTTCTATCTTACGTTTCATAATGTTTGTTTTTAATTATGATGCTAATATATAAACTATATTTTAATTAACCAAATGTTTATAACTATTTTTTTAGTTATGGGAACACATATGATTAGTGAATGTAGTACTTACCAAAATTAGGTTTGCTTAATATAGAG